GGAGCCGACGATTGACGAGGTTAAGGAGTGGCATGACTGGCTTATGGGCGAGTTGGACAAGTATCAACCTCGCGTTGTGGTAGCGCTTGGAAGGACCGCCGAGTCCGCGATCGGAGACAAGTCTAATTTTGTCTTGCCCCATCCTTCGGCGGTGCGCAGGTTTGGGGACTCGGGCGAAGTAGGCCGGAAGATAAAACAGATCAAAGAGCGTCTATCGGTCAAAAAACAATTGCCGAAGCCTTTGCTACAGCCCCGCGCGGAAGGCGGGACAAGGGCAACCGCTGCTTATGACGCTTGGGAAAAGAACTGGCAGGACATGTTGCCTTCGAGCGGCAAGGGCCGGTTTGCCTATCAGCACCATTGGCGAGGGTTGGAAGAGGACGATACCAAGAAGACGGACGCCGAATTGATGGACGAGCCCGGGCGCTCGATACACGGCGACATACGTTTGGAAGCCGACGACGCGCTCTGGGGCTGGGCGGTGTTCCTCGGTCGCACGGAGGACAACAGGGACCGAGACAAGCTGCTCGATTGGAAGGCAGGGGACAAAATAGAGCTGGCTCCCAAGCTAGCGCAGCCTAAATCCTGGGTGGAGGTTGGCGTGGACACGCCTCTTGTCACGGGTCCCGGGGAAGTAGGCGCGACCTCCGAGAAGTACTCTAAGTTTTTCGGAATCGAGGCCGGAACCTATCAACTCGGAGTAGCTCGCCAGCACATGGTAGAAATTTTCCTTGACAGCCCTAAGTTAAAAGGACGATATTTGTTTGAGTACGCCCCGGTAGCGGGTAGGCGTCGGTGGCTGATAGATAAGCCAGAAGACCCGACGCCTTACGCAGAACGGCGCGAGCTTGCCGATGTTCTTGGCGAGTTACGAAAAAAGGGTCAACGCTGGTTGATATGGGCGAAGCCCGGCGAACGTCCGCAGAAAATAGACGTGCGCTCGGGCAAGGTCGTTAAAGAATCGCGCGTAGCAATCAGTAAGGCAGATCCAATCAAGCGGATAGTTTACGGCGTTGTCCTGGATCCATACGGGAACCATGGCGAGCCGGAGTTTGACGCGCATAGGGATTGGATGTCGCCGCGCGAGGTTGAGAGAACCGCGCATGCGTTTTTGAGGAGTAGTCGAGTGGTAGGATTGCAGCACCAGAAAAAAGCGAAGGCCGATGTGGTCGAGAGTTGGATCGAGCAGTACCCTTCGCGCGTTGAGTATTTGAAGGCGATGCAAGATCGCGAACACAAAATATATCGGCGTAAGTTTGGCAATGACGTGCTTCATTCCGGCGCTTGGGTTCTCGGTGTTCAACTCGGAGATAGCGAGTGGAGGTCCTACGAAGAGGGAAAGATAAACGCTTTCTCTCCTGGCGGTTTTGGATCTCGTCGCTCGATAGCGCGTGACGACCTGCCAAAGGTTGAGATTATCGACTTGGTTGAAAGGAAAGCGTGATGGCTAATCACGAGTCAGAGTTAATAGACCTCACCGCCAACGAGGTGAGCCTAGTTGATCGCGGTGCAAACAAGAAGAAACGGTTTCCCGTTTTCAAGGAGGAAAAAATGTTTGATGAGATTTTGAAGGCCGTGCTGGATACTCCGGTCGATGAGGAGGACACCCTCACGGAGTATTTCGAGAAGGCCAAAGTGTCGGACAAAGGGCAGAACGCGCTAAAGGCGGCGCTGCGGATGCTTTCGTCTTACAAAGACGAGCTGCCGAAGGACGCCCTGGACAAACTGGCGGCCGCCGCCGGGTATCCTTCGCCGACCGAGAAGGCCAAGGCGAAGAAACAGGATGAAGAGGCTACGCCGGAGGAAGACATGGAAGACGAAGATAAGAAAAAGGGGAAAGTAAAAAAGGCCGTGGACGAAATCCGCAAGGCTTACGACGACAAGATCGAGGCTCTTACCGAGGCTAACGTGAAAATCGAAAAGGCCCTCAAGGAAGAGCGAGATCGGCGCGAGCTTGGCGAGTGGGTCGAGAAGGCCAAGGCGGAGTTGACGTTCTTCCCGGGCAAGTCGGCCGAGGAGATTGGCAAATCCCTCAAGGCGTTGAACGACATCGATCCCGAGCTGGCGAAGTCGGAGTTCGAGGAGAAGAAGCGGATTTCCAAGATGATTGGCGAGTCCGATCTTTTGCGCGAAGCCGGATCCGTGTCGGGCGGCGGCTCGGACAGCGCGTGGGCCAAGATCGAAAAGATGGCCGACGAGCTGATTCAGAAATCGAGTGACCTCACCATGACGAGGTCGAAGGCAATCAACCATGTGCTCTCCTCACCGCTGGGGCAGACACAGTACAAAAGATACCTTGATGAGCATCCTCATCAGGGCCAGTAAGAAGGAGGCGACACAATGGCTTACGAAGGAAACAAAAGCTGTATTCCCGGTTTGGCGGCGGGCGCTGACCTGTCGAGTGATCAATTCAAGTTTGTGAAGATCACGGCTTCGGGAGTGATCAAGAACGTGACGAATGGCGGCGTGTGCGATGGCGTGTTGCAGGACAAGCCGGACGCAGCGGGCCGCGCGGCGACCGTGCAGGATGCCGGAGTATCGAAAGTTTATTCCGGTGCGGCGGTTGCAAAGGGTGAGCTTGTGATGAGCGACGCCAACGGCAAAGCAGTGGTAGCCACTCCGGTAGCGAGCTGTGCAACGAAAGCCGGAGCGGTCGGTACGTATGACCTCGTTGCAGGGACTACAATCGTCGTTGACGTTGACAACGCAGGAGACGCGACGGTGACGTGGGATGCAGCGGCGGGCACTTGCACCGACACAACGACCTATCCAGTTGCCGACCAGGACGGTCTGACCGAGAAGGTCACCATCGACGGCGGCGTCGAGCAGACGGTAACCTTCAGTGGCGCGCACACAACGGCGGCGCAGATTGCCGCGAGCATGCACGCCCAGCTTTTGGGCTGTTCCGTGGCGGTATTGAGCACCCACGTGGTGAGCACGAGCGACACGAAGGGCACGGGTTCGACGGTAGCGATTGGAACCGGAACATGTGCTCTGACCTGGAACGCTCCCGCAGCCGGTACTGGCGACGTTCACGACATCGACGCGGTAACACCCACCGAGGTGAAGACGCGCATCGAGGCCGACTCCACGGCCAACGTCAACTTGGTTGGATCCGGTTTCGAGATTGTTTCGCCGAAGACCGGTGCAGCGTCCGAACTCGATTTCAAGTCGGGCACGGCGTTGACCCCCCTGGGTCTGTCGGTCGAGGTGAAAGTCGGTCAGGATAGCGATTCCCATTACAGAGGTCGAGCACTGGACGCGGCAGGCGCCGGAAATGTGCTCTTTTCAGTCAACCTTGCCCCCACGGGTAAGGTCTAAAGGAGGCTTACTATGCCGCAACCAACAAGAGGTGACGTCCATGTCAATGCTCCACTGACCAACATTTCAGTGGCGTATTTGCAGGACCAAAAGGAATTTATCGCCGACTCCGTCTTCCCGGCGGTGCCGGTAGCCAAACAGAGCGACCGTTATTTTCTCTACAAAAAGGGACAATGGTTTCGCTCCGACGCTCAGATCCGTGGAGTCTCACAGGAGACCGCGGGGACCGGATACGAGATCGACAACACGCCCAATTACTATTGTGACGTGTGGGGTCTTCACAAGGACATCGACGACCAGATCCGCGCGAACGCGGACGCTCCGCTCAACCTCGACCGCGAGGCGACCGAGCTGGTCACCCGGCAACTCTTGATCAAGAAAGAGAAACTGTGGGCGGGCAAGTATTTCACAACCGGCGTGTGGACGGGTTCGAGTACCGGCGCGGACGTGACCCCGGTGACGCGATGGAATGCGAGCGGCGCTACGCCGATCAAAGACGTTCGCGCGCAAATCGACGCGATACACACGAAGACGGGCATCTGGCCCAATACGCTCGTGTTGGCCAAGGACGTTTGGAGCGCGGTACAGGATTCCGCCGACTTCCTTGACCGGATAGCTATCACCCGTGACAAAATCGTAACTCCCGATCTGCTGGCGTCCGTGCTGGAAATCGAGCGGGTTGTGATTGCGAAGGCGGTGGAGAACACGGCGGCCGAAGGCGCGGCGGACGCAATGGTGGCCATGTACGCCGACGACGCGCTGGTCTGCTACGCAGCTCCGAGGCCTGGGATCATGACGCCTTCGGCTGGCTACACGTTCTCATGGAGTGGGCTCCTGGGTGCGGTCGAGGGAACGCGGATCAAACGGTTCCGGGAGGAGCGTCTGGCGTCGGACAGGGTAGAGGGCGAGATGGCCTTCGACCAGAAGTTGGTGGCCGCCGACCTCGGCGCGTTTTTCAACGACTGTCTGGCGTAAACGGAGGTGAAGGCAATGGGTTACTGGATCGCGCGGAAGACGCAAAAAATAAAACGTGGTAAGGGATACGTTGTGATCAAGCCGGGCGATCCGGTGCCCGAGGCCGAATGCTGGCCTAATCGGGACGCATGGGAGCGGATGGGTTACGTTCAGTATCTTAACCGCCCCATGCCTACCGACGTTCAAGATGTGCCACTGGCAATACCCGAGGCGGAGATCCCCCCCCGTGAGGTATTTCCCAGGTCGGCAACGGCTCGGAAAAAGACGAGTGAGAAGCAGGCGGAAACGAAAATGAAGGCCGAGCGAGAGAAGACCTTTGAGAAAGCCGAGCCTGTTATCGTGGAGAAGTCCTTTGCGAAATTCGAGCCTATTGTGGAGATTAAAAAGAAGGGACACAAAGGGAAGTGAGCTGGAACTACTCAGGCGATCCGTCGGCGTCCGATCTCGACGAGGTACGATACCTTGTTGGAGATACGGATTCGAGCGACCCGCTTGTATTGGACGCGGAGATCAATTTCGCAATAGCCAAGCAGACGACGTTAGAACTTGCGGCGGCGCAGGTGCTTCGCGCCCTTGCGGCGAAATATTCCCGAAGGTCAAATTTTTCAGCGGGTGAAGTCAGCGCCTCGGACGTTGCGGCGATTGCAAGGGCGTTCAAAGATCGCGCGGACGAATTGGATCCCAATGGAATCACGCTTGGCGCTGGCATGCTTGCGGCTCCGTCGTTTGGCGGGCTTGTTATCAGCGAGAAAGAGAGTCTGGACGAGGACGACGGGGCTGTTCAGCCCGTGTTTCGCAAGGGGATGGACGACATCCCGGGTGGACCAGACGTCAATGGCTAAACGCAAAGGCATAGTCGACCGAGACTTGGGTTGGAAAAAGATTTCTTCGGTTTTCAAAAACGGAAAGCGGGGGATTAGTTGTAACGTAGGGATCCAGGGAGATAACGCGGCGCAGTCGAAAGAAGCGGATGGGCCTACCAACGCCGACCTTGCGGCGATTCATGAGTACGGGACACGGGACAAGAGAGTCCCCGAGCGGTCCTTCATGAGGTCGACGTTTGACGCCGGGCTTGTGAAGTACAAACAGAAGCTGGACGCAGCGGCGGGGATTGCTCTGGATAAAGCAAAAATGGGCGAGATGAACGTACTCGAAGGCGAGCTGTTGATGCTCGGTGAAGTGGAATACCGAGCGGACATCATCAAGCGCGTAAGAGAGTACATCCCCCCGCAGCTTGCGAAGTCGACACTTGCGCGAAGTAAGCGGGCTAGAGATCCGAGCCTTACTTTGTGGGATACGGGGGTTTTGATTAACTCGATTTCGGCGGTTATCGACAACAAGCTGCCTATTTCGGGGGGTGCGTGATGTTGCATTTCAATTTAGGCCGCATTGTGGTCGATCAATTGTCCGAGGATATCGAGCTCCGGCGCGCGCCTTCGGCGGCGTATGACGAGCATGGCCGCTTTATCGAGCTTGCGCCGGTGAGCGAAACCATCAAGGCGAACGTACAGCCCGCGACGCAAAAGGATCTTGTTCAAGTGTCGGAGGGTACGAAGGTCAAGGGTGGGATTAAAATTTTTTCAACGACGAGGCTTTACACGGCTTCGGTTGACGAGCGTCGACAGCCGGACGTGATTGTCTGGCGAGGCGATGAGTACAAAATCGTGACGGTTGATGAGTGGGTAGGAGTTGGGAATTACTATATGGCACTTGCGGTGCGGGTAGGACAGTGATGCTCAGCGAACCAATAGATATGGAGCGATTCCAGAACGCCGTGCATGCGTGGTTCACGAAGGCCACGGACTTGGAAACGGTATGGCGTGATCAAGGCGCTCCCCAGCCTCCGTATCCGTTCGCCAGCTTGAAAATTATTTCAGGCCCCGATCTCGCGTCTCCTTTGTGGGAGCAAGGGCGATGGAATTACGATGCGCATCGGGCGGTAGGGAAGCAGATTGAACTTGAAAACGGAGTGCCGTGTTCTTTCTCGGTATCGTGTCAGGCTTACGTCGACCAGATTGACGCACGCAATCCCGGGCGCGACGCCCGATCTTATATGACGAAAGCGCAGGCGGCATTACAACTCGAAACTTATCAGGTCGAATTTTTCCGGCCTTTCAATATAGCGCTTTGGCTATCCGGCCCCGTGCAGGATATCAGCGCATTGATTGACGACGATTTCGTATCGCGGTCGAATATGGATGTCACGTTCGGCACCACGCTAAACGTCAAGGAATACATAACCTGGATTGAAAAGGTCGAGGGAAAATCGGTGTCCCTCGGCATCGATCAACTTTTTGGATAGGAGGAAAAAGAAATGTCCCTCAGTGATATTGTATCAGTTTCGATAACCGCGCAGACAAGGACGCCGACCCAGGTAGGTTTTGGTACTCCGCTCATCGCGGCTTACCATACCGTTTTCCCTGAGCGCACCCGGATTTACGAGTCGGTCACCGACATGCTCACGGATGGATTTGCATCGACCGATCCGGCGGTGCTTGCGGCAACGGCGGTGTTCGCACAGAACCCGCGTCCCGAGCAGGTGATTGTCGGTAGGACGGAAAACGACGAGGTGAAGACGATCAAGGTGACGCCTAATTCAAGCGACCTCCGGGCGAGCAAAGCCTACGAGGTCTACCTGGACGGGCAGCTCAGGTACTTCACAACGGACGCGAGCCCCACGGTTGCCGAGATTTGCACGGGACTAGAAGCGGCCTTAGAGCCGCCGGCCTGGACGATCAGCACGTCTTACACGGTCGGCAAGTACGTCACAAACGACGCGACGCCTAAAAAGGTTTACCGCTGCACGACGGCTGGGACTTCCGCCGGCTCGGGCGGGCCGAAGGGGGTAGGCTCAGGGATCGTCGATAACACTTGTGTGTGGGAGTACGTCGGTTCGGATCTGTCAGTGAAGGCCACTGACAACACGACCTACGTGACGGTGGAGGGCGACACGGTTGCGGACGATTTCAGGCTCTACGTCAGCGACCCTAACATACTCTGGACTAACGACGTGACGGCGGACGGCTCACCGAGTGGGATTGCAGCGGACCTCGCGGCTATCAGCGTTGAAAACGACGACTGGTATGGATTGATTTCGACCAATCAGGGCAAGGCGGTAGTCACTGCGGCGGCGGCGTATATCGAAACGCTGAAAAAGATTTTCGTTATCGCAAGCATGGACAGCGACATCGCCGAAACAGGAAGCGGAGACTTGGCGTCGGCATTGGAAACGGCGGGATACGTTCGGACCATGGTGATTTATCACTACAAGGCCAACGAGCAATACCCCGACGCGGCATGGGTAGGGAAGTGCTTGCCGAAGTCTCCGGGTTCAATCACTTGGAAATTCAAGTCGCTGGCGGGAGTTGACTACATGACTCTAACGGCGACGAAGGAAAACAACATCCGAGGTAAGCACTGCAACTACTACACACAGATCGCGGGGCTTTCCATCACGCAAGAGGGCTGGACGAGCGGTGATGAGTGGATGGACATCACAAACGGATCCGATTTCATCTGCGCTCGGATGCAGGAGTACATTTTCGGAGCGTTGGCGAACGCGGACAAGATCCCGTTTACCGACAAGGGGATCGCGGTGGTCGAGGGCCAGGTGTGGGCGGTATTGCGGCTCGCCGTGAAAAACGACATCCTGGTCGACGACGAGAATTTGACAGTAACCGTGCCGCTTGCCGATGATGTGCCAGTTGCGGATCGTGCAAACAGGTTGCTTCCCGACGTGCAGTTTGAAGGCCGATTGGCGGGAGCGATTCACGCAGTAACAATCAGTGGCGTCGTATCGCCATAACAAGGAGAGTTTAATATGGGCGTTGAAGTTTACGATCCGAAATCAGTTGTGCTTGCGTTTGGTCCGATACTGGTCAGCGGGTACGCCGACGGGACTTTCATTTCGGTAGAACGCAATGAAGACAGCTTTGCTTTGATGGTCGGGAGCGATGGAGAGGCGTGCCGCGCGAAGTCGAATAACAAAAGCGGCCGCGTGACGGTTACGCTTTTGCAGTCTTCATTGACCAACGATCTCCTTGCGGCGCAGGCTATCCTCGATGAGCGTTCGCCGTCGGGCGATGGTATTGCACCGCTGCTTTGCAAGGACGTCAGCGGGCGCGGGCTGTTCACGGCGGAAACGGCGTGGATTGTCAAGCCGTCCACGGCGTCCTACGGGCGAGAGGTTGAGAACCGTGAGTGGGTGTTCGAGACAAACGAGCTGATAATGTTCGCGGGGGGTAACTGATGAGTCAGGTACAGCCCAGCTCGAAAACGATAGGAGAGCATCAATTCACGATCTACATGCTCCCTCCAATGCAGAGCCACGACCTATTGATGGACTTGGTCCAGATGGTAGGGCCGGGGCTCGGGCCGGTATTCGACGCGCTCAGTACGAAGGCGCAGGGCAAGCAGCTCACGGAGATCCTTGGAGAGGACTTGTCTTCCGACTTTTTCTCGAAGGCCGCCTCGGCGTTGTTCGGGGGTTTGAGGAAAGAGGTGCTCGAAAGAATCATCCGAGCGTTTCGGACGGTGACCCAGGTTGACGGCAAGACGCTTGACCCGGTATTCGATGCCTTTTTCTTGGGCCGCTTGGATATGATGTACTCGTGGCTCGTTTGGGGGATGGGCGTGCAGTGGGGAAAAGTATTCGGCGTCTTGCTTGGCGGGCTAAACAAGCAGGACGCCGGAGTCGAGGCGCCCGCGAGATCCCAGTCCCCGAGCACCTCAACTGGTTGATCTGGCGTCTTGTAGTCGAGGAGGTCGGTAGGTTGAAAGAAATTGAAACATACTATGACCTCAACGACGTGTTGGACGCACACGATGCGTTAGATCTGAAGGTTTCGGCGGAAGAGGCAAGCATGCCCGAGCTGCCTGCAAGTATGCGGAGGTAGAGTGCCGTGGTAGTCCGAGAACTTGTCGCGCTTTTTTCCATCAAGACGAGCAAAAAGTCCGTCGATAATGCGGACGCCGCCGTTGCAGGGCTCTCAAAAAAAATCGACGTGATTTTGTTCAAGGCTGCGAAGGTGGGCGTGGCGCTGGGTGCGGCGGCGGCTGCTGCGGGATACAAACTGATTGGGATGGGGAGCGCAGCGACCGAGACGCTGAATGTGCTGGATGGAGCTTTCAAAAAAAATAAACAAGAGATTGTGAAATGGTCTAAAGAAGCGTCGGCGCGAATGGGGCGCGGCGAAAATGCGATGCGCGAAACTGCTGCGACTATGGGTTCATTTTTAA